GTCTAATACAAACACGTCTCGTTTAGAAGTATCGCCTCCGGCGTCCTCCGAGGTCCATTTGACCTTTAAGGATCCACCACAAGGCGGTATCTGGGACCAAATATTCGCAACTTTTGTCGGTCCAGAGTGTATTACTCTGATCGAGCATAAGGGCGATAATGGTTCTGGGAGTCGCAGAGAATGGAAGGATTGGACGCACTACAAGTGCGCTTCTTCTATTCCCTCGTCTCAGTCCTGTGTCGTTGCAACCGATTCCTATTCGTGGAATCCCGGATGGGATCACTATGGGTTTATGGATTGCGGTGTACCAGGCTGTTTCTATAACTATACGTACGGAGCACCGGGTCAACTCAACTCTGGGTTGACGCCGTTCTACGATCCACTGTACCCCGGCGGAGTTCATCCGCCTGAAGGTATCGGAGGTCTTCTCGATCGGGCTTGGAAAGCCATGATCCCGAGGATTAAACCGGAATTAAGTCTAGTAAACTCTGTGATAGAGTTGAAAGACTTTAAGACCGTGGGCCGTAGTTTAAAGAACGCAAGAGATCTGTTAGTTTTACCAGGTCTTACGCTTCGTCAAAAGCTCCGTAAGTGGTCAGACGTTTACCTTCAAAAGAAGTTCAACGTTGATCCACTTATATCGGATATCAAGGCTATTTACGCCTCGATGTCTAAGTGTGAGCGCCGTATAAATGGCCTCATATCTCGACAGGGACGGAAGCAGAACGCGCATTTCACATGTGCGCTCGCTGAAGGATCGAATTCTTATGAGACAGGCTCGGAGTACCCTTTAAGCAATCCCAATGGTTGGTATTGCTCGAAGATTCTCCGTGGAACCTCAAACTCAGAAAGATTCGTGAATTACGCTCCGTCTGTATTCCATGCTGAAATACAGTTTAGTTATTACTACGCTGATTACCAAACCGAGCATGCTCGGCTGCTGAGCCTTCTTGACGCTCTTGGGGTCAATTTTAACCCCGCGATCGTTTGGAATGCTCTTCCCTGGTCCTTTGTGGTCGACTGGCTAGCTGGCGTAAGCCGCTGGCTGGGCGACAATCACATTGGTTTCATGGACCCTGCGGTATGCATACATAGAGCGTTGTGGAGCATCAAAAGATCCCGTACTATCTTGGTTCAGACGAAAGTCCGGACCCCGAGTAATTACGGCCTTGAGACACCTCCACAAACTATAACGTTACCTATGGTTACGGAAACCGCTTATCGGCGGTCTCTTTGTTCCATTCGTGACGTTGCACCCTCGTTAACAACGAGTGGGCTGAGCCTTACTGAGCTCAGTCTTGCCTCTGCGTTGGTATTAAGCCGACGTGGGAGGACTAGGAGAGGTCGTAAGTAACGATCTCTTGATTCGGTCAAGAAAGAAAACAAAGCATGCTTAGCAATTCGCTAACCACCAATGAAATCAAGAACTCGGCCGGGACTGAAGTTGAATTCAGTCGCTTGTCGATTGACACACGTAAGACGGAGTTTTCCCAAGTCGGGGAAGCCCCTTCTCTACCTCACCGGCTTAATATCGCACACCAGGAAACTGGTGCCGGTATTAAGTCGCGTCGACGGTCGCTCGTTCGCATTGACAAAACTGTCATGTCCACGGTCGATACGGCGCTTCCGGTTACGGTATCTGCATACTGCGTACTCGATGCTCCAATCGGAGCATTGCTGACGAATGCAGAGATGGCCAATGTGGTCGCGGAGTTGATGTCGTTTATCGCGTCTTTAGGCGCGTCAACGACCATACTCTACGATTGCACGGGCAACGGTGCCAGTGTTCTATTGAGCGGCGGGCTGTAAGCCTGCAGGCCAATAGGGTGTTCTAAAGGGTTTACGCGCCGTCGCGCAAACTTGATGGATGTCTACCTAACCGACCGCCTGAGCGATAAATAACAATGATCCGAGACGTGTTTAAATGATAACACGTTCTGCGCGTCATTGCGTTCTCGCTCTTGCCAATAGGAGGAGACATTTTAGACGTGTTTGGCTGGGTCATTCCCAGTGAACCTCCGTCTACTTGTCAGGTTCGCGGCGGCGCGAATCCTTTGTACCGATACGGCCCTGGATCAGATGCAAATCTGATAGGGGGGACGCCGTTACGCCATGGAAACCCACCATTGCTCTTTGATGTCGAGAAAGATCCCTTGCTTAGTCCAAAAGACTTCGGCAAGAGCGTTTTGCTCGGTGTCAGGATGCAATTGGGAATCCGCGGTAAGCGGCGGGAAGTCAGTCGTTGTCCCAAAGATCCCTTTATTGAAGTATATGGCACGATTGTGCCTGCTTCCGTTAGGGACCGAGGGTAATAACGATGACTGCATTTGTCTTGTATTCATAGCAATATGGATGCTAGATGAGTCGTGTCGGGAAGGGAATCAGAGGTGGTGCATGCTCTAGGAGTCATACCTTATGGATGACAATAAGAGCCTAGATAAGTATAAACTCATCGCTGCACTTACTTCTGACGTCTTCACGTCACTTGGAAGTGTATTAACTAACAACACTAAAGCTCTACGGTTAGATCTTCGGAAGATCCATCGCAGAGTCTGTGCCGAAGGTGATGGTTTTTTAACTAAAACCTTGCCTCGCCTGGCTAAAGCCCTTGATAAGGCCTTAGCTGAAGAAATTCCGTTGAACTCTGCTGAATTGGGTTTTAAACCCCAGCCAGGCAGTAAGCTACCGATATTATTCGGGACGCTTTTCAATAGAATCCTAAAAACAGACGGGACACCCCTCGACACACCTTGTGTCAACAGCATTAAGCAAATACGTCAGCTCCTCTACTTATGGTATAAGTACGAGTTGCCTTATTCAGATGAACAAGAACAACACGTCATTACTAAGTTCGCAAGAACCGAACGTGAACTCGAAACCGTCTCAGAACGGCTTTGCCGCCTTGGCACTGCTGTTACTGAATTCATTACTTCCCATCGTCGTTCCCCTTATACGCGGTTTATTCCGCGTACGAAAGAGAAAGAAGGTTACTTCGTCACGCTCAGAGAGCGCCAAGAAGGACCTTACGACCTTAGAGAGGTAACTCGTGAAGCAAGGGCCATCCTTTCAGATGTCCTTGCATTCTTTGACCCGAAAGACATTGTCCCCAGGCACGGTCCCGGCGCTGTTGCAACAAAGCAACAGTTATCCGAGAAGTACCAATGGATTAATGTCTCGGCGAAGATCACACGCAAATACCCACTCGACGAATTCTTTTTCTCGTCGTTGGGACATGTATGTGATCGTGTCGATACGCTCGCGCGCATCGGCCAAGAAGATCTTCCGGCACGGGTTTGTCTCGTGCCTAAAGATTCTCGTGGGCCTAGGCTCATCTCTTGTGAGCCCGTTGATTACCAATGGGTGCAGCAAGGATTAGCCGCGTCCCTGGTTCGTTTGATTGAACACCATGACCTAACAAGGTACAATGTGTTCTTCACAGATCAAGTTCCCAACCGTGTTGGAGCCCTATTGGGCTCTAATACGGGTAAGTACGCTACCCTAGACCTTAATGAGGCCTCGGATCGCGTTTCGCTTGAACTGGTTCGCCTACTATTCCCGCCTCATATCTTTGAGTACCTGGAAAGTTGTAGGTCTTCGTCTACGGTGTTGCCAGACGGTCTAATATTACCGCTTTGGAAGTTCGCGCCTATGGGAAGTAGTCTTTGCTTCCCAATCATGGCGTTAACTATCTTTAGCATATTAGCTGCTGCAGCCCCGGATGCTGATACTCGAGAGAGTATACATGTGTATGGTGATGATGTGATTGTTCCAACGGCTTTCGCCGGAGACGCAATCGAACTGCTAGAGTCGTTTGGTTTAAAGATTAACCGCGACAAAAGCTGCATCAAAGGATTCTTCCGTGAATCCTGTGGCATGGACGCCTACAAAGGTATCTGTGTCACACCAGTCCGACTAAGGACGGTTTGGTCATCCTCACGTTCGCCCGACTCCTATGCTTCGTGGGTGGCTTACGCCAACTCATTTTGGGATAGGAGGTATTACGCTGCCTACGATTATATCGTAGGGCTATTGCACTCAGTATATGGTGCAATCCCAGATGAGGACATGAATCTTTCGTGTCCAAGTCTTAGATACGTACCTGATGATGCGAGACCTAAGCGTTCCAGGTCTAACCCTTCCCTTCAAAAGAGGGAGTGGTTAGTCTGGGATCTGAAGTCTCCTCATGTAGATCAGACCATTGATGGTTGGCAAATGCTACTCCGTTTCTTTGCGGAGGGCATGAAACCAGCTGTCTATGATCCATATGACCGCACCACTGTCGTTGGTTTATCTAACCCGCATCAGTGTTTTTCAGTCAGTTCATACACACGACGCTCAACCAGCATGCTGGTTAAGCGTTGGCGATGAGTCGACTAAGAGGCCCCGAAAGGGGCCCCCCTTGGTCATGGCACGGG